TTCATCATTTTTTTATTTGTATTTTCAAAAGTCAGGGTCATAATCATCATCATTCATTAATCCAGTATCACGAGACTGAATACGAGATGCATTAGTCTGAACAACAATATTCTGAATACCACATTTATCATCAACAGGAGCTAAATCACCAAATCCTTCTTCAATAGCAATATTTGTATCCATAGAATACATTTGCTCTTGTGGTTGTAAGGTTTCTAATTGGTCTGCATCAAGCATCAACTGAAATGAACCTGTACCGAAATTACCTTCCTGACCACACATAACATTTGCTGATACACCACGCATAGGGTCTAGTTCTGCATGTCTTGCTGCACGAAGGAACATCTCTGGTGTTTCCTCAAACGACGCCTTTGCAATAGGACCAATATCATCATTATTGATACCATGTCTGAAAATGCTTGTCATAGAAGAATTGTAGGTCATACGGTCACAAAGCAATGTTAAATGATGGTAGTTAATATAAGTGCCTTCAAAATCCAACACCTCTGAAATCTCATCAAATATTGCTTGACGCGCAGCTTCAATACCAAGCACACTATATACTTCGCGAATATCATTAGTAATAATTCTACGCCAATCAACATAATCCAATCCAAGCAATTCTACTAGATTACTTCCAACTGTATCAATAACCCATGATGGTGTTTTGCTATATGTTCCATCCTTATATGTAAGACTATCAGTAACCTTGCGAATAGTAGCATGGCGAATATTTTTAACACCGCGCAAAACCAAGTTGTCGAGCAAAGTATCTTGGAATGTTTTCAACATGTAAATATCATCAGATTGGTCAAGTGGATTTACTTTTGATGTTTTCTTTGATTGAGATGAAATATCCAACTTCCTAATACGGAATACCAAATTATCGCTGTTGTAATCACTGTAAATGCAAGACAAATCATCACCGTAAGAGTTCTTCATTGCAAAGTAAACATCATCCATTGAAAGACCATGCTCAAGCATCTTCTCCGGGTCAATCTCCATGCGAATAATCCATTTTGATTGCTGTGCATTATCATCCTTTGCTTCTTCATCATTGCATTCATCAATCATATTTGTATAATAATTATATTGCTTGATTAGCAGCGAATCTTCTTCAATCAATGTATTCATATCATCAGGGTCAAAGCAAATCTGAATATTGCGAACAATCTGGCGAAGGCGAGTATGAGATAATCTTTGCATAATCTCAATTGCTTTTGAATTATCTGTTTCATCATCCTTATGAAGATATACTGTGCAAGAAGGATTTTCAGGTTCGCGAGTGATAGACAATAACTCATCCAATCTTTGAACACCACGAGTAACATTAGACTTGGTTGCTACACCAGCTAAATGGAAAGTGTTAAGTGTCATCTGTGTAGCAGGTTCTCCAAGACTTTGAGCTGCAATCATACCAACCATTTCACCTGGTGCTACAATAGATTTTGCATATGTTGTGCGAATTAAATCAAGCAAATATGTTAATGCTTTACGATTGAAACGCTTTACTACAAGCAAATCGCGTGGTGACATATAATAGCTGAATAATCCAAACATAAGGTCAGTTGGTTTTACATAAGCACTCTTAGACATTCTTCTCCAACAATTATCAATCATTTCTGCTGCTTCAAGTGGTGTAATATCTACAAGCGAATTTTGATTAATACTCAATTGTCCTACAACATTGTTGATGATGTAGTTGAAAGCAACAGGCATATTAACCATATGATTATCGCGCATATTGAAGATTTTCTCCACAATTTCCTTGCGAAGTTCTACCATATTTTCAGCTGTTTTAGAAACCCAGTCAGCATAATCTTTCTTTGTTTTTCTCAAACGCGAAGATGCTTCGCGAGTAAATACACTATTTTCAGTAACAGCAAAGTGTGCATAAATTTGGTCAATGGTCTTTGAAATAAAAGGAACTGATTGTCCTTCTACTTTGGTTGTCTCCATACCATCATCACCATATGAAAACTGAACAATCTTGCCTTTGCTATTGCGTACAGTCATATCATATTCAATCTTCAAATCTTCCATACCTTTGATTAATCTGCGCTGAATATAACCTGTGCTACTAGTTTTTACAGCAGTATCAATAAGACCCATTCTACCACCCATAGCGTGAAAGAATAACTCTTGTGGTGAAAGACCACCAATGAAAGAACTTTCTACAAAACCACGAGCACTTGGAGAATCATCATATTTATGGAAATGAGGCAATGTGCGATTTTCGAAACCATAAGGAATGCGTTTACCATCAACATTTTGTTGTCCTAAGCAAGAAATCATCTGTGAAATATTGATATCGCTGCCCTTAGAACCAGCTTTTACCATAATAACAAAACGATTATCTTTGCTCAAACTCTTCAAACCGATTTTACCGGCATCATTTGTTGCTTTGTTAAGAATATTATTTACTTGAAGTTCAAATTCTTGTTCATTAGTTTTACCTGTTTTATTTTCAAATACACCCAAATGTGTTTGGTCAATTAAGTTTTGAACATCTTTCTTTTTACCAGTAATAACTTGAGCAATGCTGTTATTTGTTGCATTATCAGCAATCAAATCACTAATACCAACACTATATGCGGTTGATTTCATATATTCAGTAACTATGTTTTGTAAGTCATCAATAAACTGTGCTGAGCTACGGTTAGAGAAGTCATTACAAATACGATGAATAAGACCCTTAGAACCAGAGCCAAGAACTTCTTTAGTCATTTGTCCACGAACATATGTTCCATCAACAATCTCAACAACAGAGTTTGCTGTTTTAGCATCTTGTGTTTCTTCATCAAATGCCTTTGTTTTGTAGCGAAGTGTAAGTGGAGGCATAATTTGTGACAGCAAATTGAAACTAGTAAGATTTTTATTACCATCAGCAAACATAGATGAATCAAAGTGTGGGATTGCACTAACCAAGTTCATTGCGTGACGCTGGTCAAATTCAACATTATTACGACTGAATAAATAACTACCAAGAGCAGAGTCTTGGAAAATACCAACAATACTAGAATTATTACCTGGTGATATAATTTGATATGGAACTGCAGCCAAATTGCGCAATTCAGCTTCTGCCTCATCATCTTGAGGCATATGCAAATTCATTTCGTCTCCCGACATATCCTTTATGTTTCCATAAAGGCCGGACTGTATCTTAAGCAAGCTATGGTTGGTTAAACCAATAATCACTCACCCATACCCGTTCAGTCTCTGAGTGCCTACCATATCCTACCAAAACGGACTTAGGTAGTAGCACTGCGGATTGCCCAATCCACTAACTTTATTACCATTGGGTTCGGCTATTAACCGAGTTCCCTCAAACAATTTCTTATATGAGGTGGTAGTTAGGGCTCTAAGGGGTTTCCCGCATCAAGGTATGTCGCCATTAACTCTTTATCTTTTACTATTTCAATAAATTTAACTGCTTCTTTATAACTAGTATCTAAATCAATATGTGTTCCGCCAAAATCAGCTTTAACACGATTAATCCAAACATACCAGCCATATTGTTGTCCATATTTTTTTAATGGACGAATCATTTCATCAAGTGTTTTGGAAGGGTCTATAACAACATTTCTAAATCTTTCAAGTTTTTTATTATGATAGTACTTTATTACTCCATCAGAAACTCGTTTCTTACTTTCTTCTGTATGAATAAATGTCTTACCACCATTTTTCAGATTATAACCATAGGGATATAGTGAATTATATTTATTTATATAATATTTTTCCCGTTCATCAGCATCATTACATTCACAATATTCAATCAATTCACATTCAAAATCATCAACACCATATTTTCGTATTGAATTATTTAAGTAATGGGACTGATTTTTTTTGCTTGAAAATGCTTCTGATATATGACACTTGAAACGACCCATATGTCCATATGGTCTGTATCTTCCATGATTCAAGATATGTGAAACTGCTTGACCTACATATATTTTATTTGTTGTTAAATTAACAATTTTGTATATTTCACAATATCTTTCATCTGGATTATCCAGAATTTGTTTTGATAGATTAGAACACTTTGATAGTTCCATTTTGATTATATTAATAAGCAGTGTATTTCTTTAAGTAGTATTACAAAGAGTTTAGCAATGACTAGGAGGTATCACGCTTTTCACGCCTCCTGTTTTTGACAGAAACTATCAAAATCGGCATTGTAAGGTTTAGTGTCCCCTACATTCATTCTAAATGTATCACCAACAGGCATTACACGAACAATATGACACATCATTGACATTCTATGAAGAGTAGGTTGTCTGTTGAAAAGTACTGCATCACCATCCATCATATGACGATGAACAATATCACCAGTTTTAAGACGAATAGTAGTTCTGTCTACATGTCTCAATACTATTTCACCATCAGTTCGCTGTAATATTTTTGCACCAGGATATTCATCAGGACCATTTTGAACTAGTTTTGTAAGGAACTTAATATTTCTTTCATTTACTTTTACAGGTTTTGTTAAATTCATAGCAATACGCTTAGGGACTCCAAGCTCACGAATACCTAATTGTGGGTCAGGTGTAATAACAGAACGAGCACTGAAATCAACACGCTTACCCATAAGATTAGCTCTTACACGACCTTGTTTTCCAACCAAACGCTCTTTAACACTTTTATGTGCGCGTCCAGAACGCTGTGCAACTGGGTCTACACCAGGCAATTTATTATCAATAAGTGTTGCTACATAATATTGGAGATAAGTATGCCAGTCCTTAATTACAGAAGCACTTGCATTTTGTTGCATCTTATCAAGCAAAGTTTTATTGGTTTTAATAATATTCACAATAATATGACTAAGGTCATCTTCACTACGCTGTTGAGAATCTTGCTTAACAGGTGGGCGAACAGCAGGTGGTGGAACCAATAGTGCTTGACAAATCATCCAATCAGGTCGAGAAAACATTGGATTGAAACCCATAAATGAAAGGTCATCATCGCTAATACGGCGAAGAATTTTGTGAACCATTTCTGGTGTAAGTTCTTTAATAAGTTTTTCTGGTTCAGTAGCAGGGTCAACGCCTTCTAATTCTTTCCATTCAACAACAATAGTAGCCAAATTCTCTTTGCGAACTTTTAATGGTTGCTTAAAACCACAACCATCATTGTTAGTTTCACCACATTGTTTGACATTACTTGCTAATTTAAATACTGCATTCCATCTTTGGTCAGCAGGTAAATCAAGCAAATGACTATTCGCCTCTTTATCAATAAGCAATTTTGAACAATTATGACATACACAACGGAGAATTTTAATAACTGTTGTCAAATATTGAATATAATAAACAGGTCTTGCAAGTTCAATGTGTCCATAATAGCCGGGTGTTTGCATGTAATCCAAACCATCAGTAGGACAAATCAAGCCTGGCTCAGTAACACCCATACGAGGGTCATGAATACCGCCAATGACAGGTTTATTATTTATAAAGGTATCACGACTAGTAATCTCTGCAACAGAACCATTTCTGATTTCTTGTGGCGAAAGAATACTAAATTGAATACCGATAATTTTTGATGCGTCTTTGACTGGCATTATACCTTCCATTTTATTAGCCATAGCTTCTTATAATAATATGATAATATTTAGATTGTTTTCATTTCAATTTTCCTGAATATTATTAATTAAACTAAAAAGTTTAAATCAGATTTATAAAATATTTAACACTTTATTCGCTATCCCCGCCTCCCCCACTTCCCTCCTGCTGATTGCGCGTGTGGGACGCTTCCCCACTAACCTACTTCCCCACTATTCTAATGCGCGTGTGGGGCGCTTCCCCACTTACCCACTATTAATATGTTTGACAACAAATATAGAAACAAAATATATATTGTTTTATAGTTGAACTAACATATTAGGTTATTTATATAATGGTTAAAACTCGTTTACAGAAAGATAGAGAAAATAAACAAAAACAAGAACAGAAAAACAATGATAATAAAAATACAAAAAGGTCAAAGGGTGGTAAAAATGATGGAAGCGACAATGAGGATGATAATCAAGTAGGTGAAATTGAATTCCGCGAAATATTAGCAGCTTTATTTCCTTCTGATTTTGCAAATAGAAAAGTTAAAGAAGCTAAAAGAAAACATAAGCGTAATTTAATAAATAGTAAAAATGGTAAAAAAAGTAAAATAAATAAAACAGCAGATAATTCAGATGCCTCAAGCAGTGCATCATATGCAACAGATGATAACAGTGATTTAGAAAGTGATACTGATTATCAAACTACAGATAACGAAACACCGCAATCACAAAGTAATACACCAAAAGTTTGGAAAGTTTTAAATGGTAAGGTTAATAAAGTTAATGAGAATAAGAAAAAAATCACTCCACAAATTTGTATAATTACTTCTGGAAAACAGTTGAAGAGTGATGATGAAGATTATGATTACGATGATGATGAAGATTATAATCCAGAAGAAGATAGCATGTATGAAGAAGATGATGATTATGATTATGATGAAGATGAAGATGCTGAATATGATGAAACAGACAATACTAATTCAGAAGTTAGTGATGAGCAAGAAACGGAGCAAGAAACGGAGCAAGAAACGGAAAGTGATAATAGTAAAACGCCATCTAGTGAGGAAGGTGATAATGCAACCACTGTTAAAAATAAAAATGGTAAGGATGATGGAATACCAAAACTTGAAATAAAGGATATTGAAGATAATTTTCAGAATAAGATTGCTCCTGTTCCAAAAGATTTTCAAAAGAAATGTAGAAATATATGGGCAGAATTTAAAGATAAATTGGATAAAGAGCGCAAAACATTTATTATTAAAAATCAGAAAAAGCAGAAGAAAGCAAGGCAAGAAAATCTTGTATCATTTCGAAAAATGTTGAAAGAAGGTGATGTTATGAATGACCTCCGTTATTTTAATCGCATAATGACAGTTAATGAACAAAAAGATGCTTTGGAGGAAATGAAATTAATCAAGCAATTCTCGCATGTAGATAAACCTTACAGACTTCGCTTATTAGAAGCACCAATACCACCGCAAATCAAGGCAATTGCATTGAAAAAAATTAATGCTTTGCGCTATACATCTCCGGGCGATGGTGAATATAATAAGTTGAAAAAGTGGGTTGACGCTTTTTTGCAAATTCCTTTCGGCAAGCATTCAGAATTAGATTTAAAACTGTCTGACGGTAAAGAAAAGTGTCATGAATTTATGGAAAATGCTAAACAAGTATTAGATGATGCGGTTTATGGATTAGATAATGTCAAACTGCAAGTTATGCAAATGCTTGGTCAATGGATAAGTAATCCAAAAGCAGTTGGTTCAGCAATGGCTATTCATGGACCAATGGGTACAGGTAAGACTACACTTGTTAAAGAGGGTATTAGTAAGATTTTAGGTCGCGAGTTTATTTTCATTGCACTCGGAGGTGCTACTGATAGTAGTTTCTTAGAAGGTCATAGTTATACATATGAAGGTAGTTCATGGGGTAAAATCGTTGATTTGCTTATGCAGTGTCGTACGATGAACCCAATTATTTACTTTGATGAGTTGGATAAAGTATCAGATACTCCACGCGGTGAAGAGATTATTGGTATTTTAACACATTTGACTGATACATCACAGAACGATAAGTTTCATGATAAATATTTTAGTGAAGTCGATTTTGATTTGAGTAGATGTATGTTTTTCTTTAGTTATAATGACCCTGAGAAAGTAAATCCTATTTTGCGAGACCGTATGTATACTATAAAAACAAATGGTTATAGTTCAACAGAAAAAGTAACTATTGCACAGAAACATTTGGTTCCAAAGCTTTTACCACAAATTGGGTTTACAGAAGAAGAAATAAGCT